GACCAAGAACCACCAAAGAATTGATGGAGCATGGAAAGGACACGAATGGCCGCAGGGTTAGTTAGTTGCCTTTGCTTACGAAGAAGCCCCAAAAGGCGGAACGTATGCAAAAGGTCACCTAATGTACCTGCAGCGTCACGTGAAGAAACATAATTGGCGTTGGCAGACGGAACAGACAAACCGTCACCAGCCACTGCACTGAGAATTAAGTCTTTAGCGTCGGCAGTATTAAATACTTCAGCAACGACGTCCTCAATAGAGGTCGAAATCTGGTCAATAAATGACCCCCTCCCATGAAAGGTAGGGTAGACATCCTTAACCGGTAATTCCAATTCCTCGGAGGATACTTTGTTCGGTTCAGTCAGCATTTTATAGGTCTCTACGAGAGATTTATTTATGTCCGCCTGATTAGGACGGAGCATTCCTTTCTTGGACATGAGAATGGACTGGAGAAAGGAATTACGAAAATCAATGGCGTCTACGGTGAGTGAAGAAAATCTCGAAGGAGTCTTCTTACGCTCAAGGATCGTGTTAGCAAAGCGCTTAGCACGTCCCAACAACAGGTTGCGCACCACATATGTCGAAGAATCTACACCAGCAGGGAAGTTTTCCTGCGGGATAGGGCACGGAGGCTGAGGCTGTTCTTTCCAAAAAGAAAAGAAGGAAGCCAAACAGTACTTCCAGTACTTTATCCAAGACATACCTCGAGACAGTCTAGTATGGAACAAGACCGTCCGACGAAGTGGGTACGACTTAGAGTCGAAACCGTAGAACTCGTAAACCATCAATATATCGCGGATCACGGAGTAATGAGCCGAAGGCTCAGTGTCACAACGACTGTCCAAAGTCGTTGACGCTTGCACGTTATTATTTAATTCCATCGTGCTTGCTCGCGTATCGCAATGAAGAAGTATATCAATCGAAAATCAATATGGTGTACTTCAGTGGAATGCTCATACCCCAAAGGGGCATCGGCCGGGTTACCCCGACCGATGGACAGCCG